GGTTTAAGAGTAGATCATCAATGCTTTATCGAGATCTTTCTCTGCAGCCAACAAGTCCTTTATTTTGTAGACTTCATCATAGACGGATACTAAAGGTATACCACAAGCTTTTGCCAACATCACCCTCGTCGAGCTAGCCCTAGTTTTGTGAGTACCCTTCTGCACTGCGTTTAGATAGTCTATTGTATTTGTGTTCCTCTCTAACACTTTCACTCTGAACCTGATGTTTGACCGGTTGAGTTCCAATGTCTTGAGTACTGATCTATAGATTTGGTAAAAATGTGTTCCTGAGAATAAAGATCGGGATAACCCTAGGGCATATTCATATGCACCCGGGTAGTTTTCCCCGTCTGTCAAATCGTCCTCATTAACATTACCAAACATCTGGTCAAGTCCCGCTTGGTTTAATTGTGTGGTGGCCCGCACTTCTGCATCGTCTATTTCTTTGTCAGTCTTGACTTGCTCTAATTTAAAATCATACAAGAAATTCTCCTCCCCTACGTCGTTAGATAGGCCACCGCATAATACATTAGTGTTCAAATATTTATCATACAGATCTTCTTCTACATGCCATTTCTCACATATATACTTAATTGTTTCTCCGTGAATGCCACGTAGGTTATCAATGCAACCATGCCTTTCTTCTATTTCACGCCAGCGCTCAGTCGTAGCTTTTAACAAGTCTAATACATTATTAGGTAAGGCAGCCTCTGTCGGGCCATGTACATAAGTAGAAATAGAACGTGCCAAATATTGTCCAGCTCCAGGCCGAGAATGATCTATCCTCAAAAATTCTGCAGTAGCGCCCAGGAAACACTTCTGTGGTTGAAATCTCACCTTATGCTTATAAGCACTCAGCATCAATTTTTGCACATCAGAAAACCTAGTAACGGCAGCCAGTACATCGTCACCGTTGTGAGTAGACACCTTAATCGGTGAGTCCAGTAGTTGTATATACACGTAGTTTAATACTGTGTTGATAAATGTAGTCAGTCTCCAGCCTGACAATAATGTACCACTAGTTTTATACCACTTCTGTTTATCATCACGGATTGCTACGTCGTCAAGACTATCAATTGCCCATACTAAAGCAGCCTGCTGCTCCTGTGACAAGCTTTTCTCAAATACCAAGATGTATGCCTCAAGTACTGACTTCATCGCCTCTGTACTATGTTGTGAATTGAAGTCTTCATAATCAAAACAAAATGGTATCCCATTACGAAGCACCTCTTTAACTGTCCGTCTAACGTTGTCTTCTGTCGCCGTATCACCTATAGGAAATATGTTACTCAATGTCCTTTCACAATCACCCATAGCGAAGCCTGTCAATATGAAGTTGGTGGCATCAACTCCGTATATAGCACGCATCTTCGTCCACTCGTATTTAGTAGATGCCCATGCCCTTATTTGGGGAGGTCGTTCCAAGAAGTACTCTAATGAGCGTTTCGGCATCTTTGTCAGTGTGTCAAGCTTGTTTCGACATAATCTGTCTTTAGCTAAATACATCAAATCCTCATGATATTGTGAATGGAATGCCCCTGTAGGTGCCCACTGATACCTATTTTTCCAGTACTTCTCCCATTTCATTTTCTTTGGGCGGCTACCCGTACTGTAAGCACGTTTAAACAGCTTTACACACTCAGTTAAGACTGATACTTTGTCAAACTCGGCTAATTTAGGTTTAGTCCTGTTCGACTCTTCAGCATCCCAGTCAACACTGCCAACACCCCTATTCACTAATACCTCCATTTCAAAAGCTGGCGTCAAGTCTATAGGTACTAAGTTTTGTAAAGCTTTCAACCTGAGCGTAAATCTATTTTTAATGACCTTTGCAAACTGTTCAACAGTGTCAAACTCCCACAACCAAATACCAGATTTGGATATCCATGGTCTTATCTCATCTGGTATACTCAGAGCCCACATGATTAGACCAACAAAAAAGGATTCATGTAAGTCTCTAGCTTTATATAATGAGTGTAAAGTATTAAAGGTGAAGCCGGCCAGCTCCACTAACCTGTTATAGGGGACTGAATTAAGTTCACGTATAGTTACATACCTCAAGTGCCTCGCAGAGACCTTGGTTGGAGGTATTTGTATATCTCCACACAATGTTTTTCGGATAAAGTTTTCCGCCTGTGATGCAGGCTTCTGTCTCCTAGAAGTACTATTTATAAAGAATGCATTCATAAGTATTTCGTTAGTAGTAACTAGTCCGTAAGGCATCAGGTCTGGCCCGTATTGCCATCTTGCTGCCCGCAGCAATACTGGAGGGTAAGCACTTTTCAAGTCTAAATCTGTTCTACAGTATAGTAAAGTTACATCAAGTTTT